TTCTCTTAGTACTTCACTGTCTTCAGCAACAAGTTTAAGATCCATGTTGTTCCTCTTTTATTAAATTCATATGTACTGCTACTAGATGACTATAACCCACAGCATGACTACGCTTGAACTGATAGCCATCACTGCCTTTGTCCCAAACTGTTTTGTTTACTTCTTGCCAAGTTTTTCCTATCAAGTGTCGTTTAGCAGGTCTGATCACTGCTAAGAACATAGCTAATCTTGGTATACTATCTATTGGTTCAGGCATCTTTCTAATGTTATCAAACTGTCCGTTCAAGTGAATTAGTTGCTCTACTATTTCTCTTTTGCTTAGCATAGACCAGTCTGGTTCGCACATTAAACTAATCAAATGTTCTTCACTTTTTACTTTTTCATAAACGTGAACATTCAAGATATCTAGCTTAAAATACCCGCGCTCTTCTGCTGTTTCATAACTAATAGCTGCCATGGCATTAATAGGATCATACGGTATATTGCAAGGATATATACCTGAAGCATGTTTTCTAATAGGTGTAATATTACGCATAGAAGCAGGCACATGTTTGATTTTTTCCAAGATCAAATCTCTGTTACCAACATCTATGTCTACGTCAAAGTTTAACTTCATAAACCTAATCCTACACTAATTAACTTTTGATAAGCGTCTTGTAAAACTATAGCTTGGTGTTCAGCGTCTTCCAACGCATTGTGTGTAGTTTTAGTACCATACTTTTTGTCTTTTAGTTTTACGCCAGCTATTTCGTATATAGTTCTTGTGTCTCTAATCGTATAAAAAGGCCAGGGTATTGGATTAGGCTTTTCTGTCAATGTTTGTCTGAAGGCTGACTCTAACACCACAATATCAAATGATGCACCATTAGACCATACGCGATCTTGATTCCAACAGTAATGATAAATTACTTCCATGCAATCTTTTAGGGGCATTCTATTTTCTTCAGAAAAACCTGCATCAATTGCTTCTTGTGATTGTTCACTCCACCAACGTAGTGTATCATCACTTATGCTTCTATTATAAATTTCAGTTTGATCTTCCATAGTGGGTTTAAGTAAAAGCTTGTCATAAACACCTTTACTTTTTGGGTTGAATTTTACAATACCAATAGACAAAATAACCGAATCGGGTGTGGTGTTAAGTGTTTCAAGGTCAATCATTAAATGTGAAGCCATATTACATCCAAGTGAGTTCTGCCCACATTTTTTCTTTATCGGTTTTAAAGTATATTCGTCTAGCGTATTTTTCTACACTCCAAGACCAATATTCATTAAATGAAAATAATTCAAGATTTAACATCATATAATCATCTAGTTCAGTGCTAGTTTCCCAATTTTTAATACACCAGTTTCTAATTTCATTAAATTTTTTAACTAATTCTAAATTATCTGTAGCATTGGCTCCCCAACTACGAAGCAAGTAAATTTCCAAATAATAAGTAAAGTGGTTACTACCTTTAAACCTTTTATCAAGTTTTTTAAATTTAAGTGCAACACTCATTCGCAAAGTTTCCAGTGTACATATACTTTATCGTTTATTGTAACACGTTTACCAGTCAGCCACCAATCTTTTAGGTAACCTTTGTTAGGATATTTTTCCCATAACCAAGTTTCTAAAGCTTTAGACCAATTATATTGAATGAATAATTTCTCTTGCCATTGACCATCTATAAACATCTTTTTCTTGATTTTGTTGTTAGTGGGTACTATGTCAATACAGTCAATGTACTGAACTAAATTATAGTCTGTCATTCCCATTTCAACCTAAACCACATCATGTGATCTTCTTTAAGAATTTCCCAAACATCATAAATTGAATACAGTGAACCCAAATAAGATATAGATATATTAGATTGTTCACACCAATCCCAAACTTCTTGACGATGCTTCCAATTAACTACACAAACTTGTTCACGAGTGATATTATAGTTTTTTAGAATTTGATCTAAACGTTCGTCGCCAACTTGATGTGCAGTTGTCATCAGTATCCAGCCTGTTTCAACAAATCTTTTACTTGCTTTACTGAATCTTTATTACGCAAAAACTTTATTGCCCATTGTTCAGGATTGATATAATCAAATATCATTTGCTGCAGGCCCAAGTCTAAACTTTCAATAAACTCAATACCTGAACGACTTTGAAATAACAGCCATGGTGAAATCTTACCAAGAGTGATTTTATAACATATACGATTTTTACTACCAAAGCGTAAATAATCACTGGCTTTTATATTGTCAAGTTCTGCTAAGTTAATAGTAGTTTCAATGCTTCTGGCAATAGCATCAAGTGGATCTTCTTCTTTAAGATAATAGATCAAATACTTGTTGTATACTTGATCACTAGTCCAACTGTCAACTGATATTTTATTATCTAATAGCCAATCCAAGTATCTAGCAATATTGATAGCATTGATATCAACACAGTAGTTTCCAAACTTTACAAAGGCAATGTAGTATGCGCTTTTTACAAAGTCTAAATATGTTTTAGGTTTACGAGCATTTGTATTCTTTTGATAAAAGGTTAACCAACACTGAAACGCTATTCTGTTTCCAGCATTGTCTTTCTCACTAACACGGCGCTTTGTTTCGCACATGTGTTTGAATATAGATTGTTCACGCTGGAACTCTTTATTACAAAAGTCACAAATAAATTTATCAGTTGCCTGAATCTCTTTCATGTTGGTTAATATCATTGTCAGTTACAATTGTACTCAATAGTTCAATTTCATCTAGTTTCAATGTAGGATAAATTTTACCCAGCACTACTCTTTTCTTTTGCTCAGTAACAAATTGTTTGGTTAACTCATCTATATCTTCTTCACTAGCTTTAGGGTATACTTTTTGATAATACTTTTTAGTGTCGCTAACGCTTGCATTTTCTTTTAGCAAATATACCTTTTCTGATATCTTTGGTACCCATTGATGAAATTGCTTACCTAAGCCCGGACTAGCTGCACACAACATCAACCATTGTAGTTTTGGATGTGAATGTTCTTTACTTGATATCATGTGATCTAACAGATATTTGTTCGCATGATAATCAACACTTTGCAAGTAGTACCTTTGTAAATCTTTATTACCGTTTATACCGCTTAGCCACTGAACCAGCATATAAGGAACAAATTTCTTTTGCTGTTCAGCAGTAAGTTTATCAAAGAAATCGTATTCTTTTGCATCCAATGCTTCTAGTGTTTTGAACAGATCCAAATCTTGATTAGAAAAAGAATCTTCTTTAGCAACAGTTTTTTTAGCCATTAAAAGATTTTTCCATAATCAACTATTTCACAGTTTCTACTAATTTCTTTAACAAAGTACAAGCATCTAGGCTTTTCGCCATCGTCAATAGGTACACATAAAAATTGTCCGTTTCTAAGTCTAGGAGAGTACCAAGTTACATCTTGATAAATGTCTACGATTTCTATTGGAAGAAAGTCAGGGGCATAAGAAGTAAGTGGATTAAATTGATATGCGTTAAATCCTCTGTCGTTTACACTAGACAGGGGAAGCGTTTCCAAGTCTCCGTGTTCTGCTTCTCCTATTAGGATTTGCCAATCTACCGGCATTTTAATCTTTCTTCCTCCCACTTGCAAGACAACAGCAGGTGAATTAAATGACTCTAAAAATATCAAGGGTATAAAATGAAAGTCTGGATTGTTTGGATTAGAATTATCTAAAATTGAAAACTGTAATTCATCAATCTCTTCGGGTAAAGATTCTAAATTGTAATAAGTGTTTGTGTCTAAGTTTAATATTCTCATATTGATATTATATCTCTAATAGTCTAATTTTTCAATACTAAACGGATAAGAAGCTTCTTTGTAAAACGTTTTTCTTTGAGTAAGATGCCGCTTAGCAAACTTACAATCGCTGGTTATATCCCAAATTTCAGCATGATCTTTGTCGTTGGCTATCCTAAGACTTCTACCGATACTTTGAATTACTCGTACAAACGATTTGCCTGGTTCTAAAAGTACCAAGTTAAAAATACGAGGAATGTTAATTCCAACAGCGGCAACGCCATAGGTTGCGATGACCACACAATTATCATTTGTTCTAATTTCGTCATACTCTTCTTTCCTGTCTGTTAATTTCATTTCTCCCGAAACAAACACTGCCCCGGGCAACCTGTCTACTAATTCTTTTCCAGAACTGATTCTATCAACTAGTACTAATGTATTACCAGTGTCTTTGATTTTATCAATTAACTTGGCTATAGTATCTAGTCTGTGCTGATCAGTAGTTAAAAATTTTAATTCGCTTTGATAGTCTTTATATTCCTTTTGATCCTTTAGCTGAACAATGTTCACATGACACTTTGCAAGAACGCCTTGTTCTTGTAATTCACTAGCAGCAAGCTTGCCAACTACCGGACCTAGTGACACTAGCAAAGCTAACTTGTCAAAATCTGATTTTGGAATAGTACCAGTTAAGCCCCAGCGGATAGGCACTTGTGATAACACGCCCGTTAATAGTGTTTTTAGTGCTTCAGCTTTTGCTTGGTGTACTTCGTCAACAATCACACATACCACACCTTCAATAAAGTCATTGATAGTAAAATCGGCTTCACCTGACTGTGTTAGCTTTAACAAGTTGTTTAATGATTGCCAAGTACAAATGGTATGTGT